TGATTTCTCTGTCGCTCATGGCTCAATCGCACTCGATCTCACGGGTCGCAGTCCAGACGAACGGCATGTAGCAAATCTCATCTCCGTCCTTGGTCACAGTCCAGCCAGACAAGTAACCAGTATCGCCAACAAGCACAGCTGCTGCCGCCGGAACCGCTGCGCCTGCAGCCAAGCCAATCATAAATCCAATCGCTAACTTTTTCATTGCTCTTCCTCCTGTTTAACCCACCAATGAATTCCTTCGTCGGCATCTTCACTAGGCAATTTAAGGCGTTGTGATTTAGCGCCCTCAGGAACGTCCTGTTCGTAGCTAAACACAAACTCCACACCTAATATCTCATCCCGCAAGTGCATGTTTGGCCCTGAAAGTATACTACGCCTAAGCGCCTTCCTCACCTTTCGTTCGCGGTTCTCGGTGATCTGTGCCGCCCGACTTGTGCTTACACCAAAGTCAGTAGCGATACTGACAAACGTCCTGCCGCTCTTACGAAGCCGCCAAATCTCCCAGTTCCTATCGTGCTTGTCTAGGGAGCTGGGCTCTTTCACTCGCCCTTCTCCTTCAGGTGGTCGCCTTCTGCGATCCGCATAGCTATCCAGTTTGCTATTACCGTCCCGACGCCATCATTCAGCCACGCCACAATGCGGGCGCGCTCGATCTCTGCACCGCGCTCCATAGCGCGCTCAAGAAACTCAGGCAGGTTGTGCCCAGACACATACAGTTTCCCGTCAATGTCCATCGCCTCGACAATATCACTCATAGCGCCAGACCCGAACGCCGCCTTCGGATTCACGGGCAATGAACTTCTTGCCGTTGCGACGGCCAGCGTGTGACGCAGTGCTGCTCATCGAGCGCAGCGCAACACCCTTAACAAAGAAGCTCTGGCCCACATCCAACTGCGACCAAGGGTATTTCTCACGGCGACCATTGTGCTGCCGCGCAGCAGGGATCGCATGTTCATCTTCAATTTTAAAGCTCATATTAGTCTCCGTTCATCTTATATATATTATACATTCATCAACACAATTCAACTTAGAAATTACGGCGACGCCGCTCTTCCTTCAACAGCCTTTCAGCAGTCTCCAAGCTAATGCCAAACGCAGCAGAAACTTGGTGCGGACGCTTGCCCAGAAGCGTGGTGTCCGGCCAATCGCGGATGATTTTGAAAGCCAACTCAGAGCCCTCGTGCTTATTCTTTATTCCCATAGTCCTACTGGCCATTCCTGTTTCGGTAGATAGATTGCCCGTGACGTTGCGCCACCGAAGCGAACACTATCATTGCTTCTCTTTGCATATGGGTGACGCATCAAAACGCCAGCCCAGCCCTCAAAATAGACAGACGTTTGCATGATCCGGTTCATCGACTGGATGCTCTGGCCTATCCATACGCCCGTGACACTTCCGTATTCACGTTCGATCTTCATCCCATAGCGGGCAAGCGTGGCTTCCGCCACCTTCAACCGAACGTCCGTTGTGTCATCGCGGGTGAAGCAAACAATCAGAAGCTCACCAATCGTCCGCTCCTGTGAACCATGCACAGTATCAACCCTGATCATGCTCCCCACTATGTGATGCAGCAGCGATATGTCCTCGCGCTCGGCCTTCACCTGCAGGAACTCATCAAGGTTCACCGTGTTCAGGTATTTCTCGCACTGCTTCATGTCCAAACGCTTCGTGCTATACAGGCTGTAACACCCAGCCATCAGCGTCCCCAGCTGGTCACCGATACGTCGGTTCGCCAGCACTGTAGCAATCGTCTCCTTGAATATCTCCACGTTGTGACGCAGCGTGAACAGATTGTGCAGCTGCCGTGCCAGCAATCGCTGCGGCATATCCGGCGGGATCTCCGACGCAAGGCTCAAGAAGTCCTTGAACTCCTGCTCCTTCTTCTTCCGCTCGTCATGGCTGTAACTGTCCAGCGGCTTGATCGTCAGGACTGCCGTTCGCGTAAGGTCAGCAGCTTCCTTCAGGCCAACACCAATCGATGACATGAGAAACGCAGACCGCATCGTAAACGCCCGTGCGCTATGGTTCGCCGTGCCCTTCAGAATACGGCCACGCCCTTCACTCGATGCCTGCCGCATCAAATCAAGCACCGCCCTGCGCCGCGCCTCGGCGTTCATCTTGTTTTTATCGTCGCTCTCGGACTCGTCGAACACCACAGGCATAGCGTCATTCTGCACCACCTGCCGAATACCAGCTTCCGTCGTTGCACCCAGTGGATAGATAGCCAAGTCCCCAAGGCACGCGCCTGCAATCTCGTTCACGATTGTCGATTTACCCGAACCCTGATTGCCCGTAACCCAAGCGTGCGTCCGCCATTGCAGCCCACCGCAGACCACCGCCGTCGCAATCCATCCAGCCAGCAGGTCACCATAGATAGGCGCATCCCAGCGCACCTTGTTGCACAGCTCACGGATCATGCGACCATCGTCGTCACTGGCCTGTGCATTGTAATCATCAACATCCAAAATCAGGTCGGGGTTCTTCTCATAAATCCAGCGGCTCTTGAAGCGGACGAACGGAATCTCCCGTGTCGCGCCACCAGACCGACTGACCACCAGCTTACCGCCCGTGTTCATCACTGCCCGATCAACATTGTCCTCGGCCTTGTCAATCCAGATGCCACGCCCACGCAGCCGCTTCGGGTCATAGACGCCAAGCTCATGACAGCGATCCATGATCGTGATGCCAGCTTGTATCCAGTCAACGCCATTCCCGTCAGGTTTACCCTGCTGGCCACCCCAATAGGTTTTGTCGCCATAGATTTTCATGCAGCCCTTGTTGCTCATCAGGTTGTCGGGATCGAACACATCCACCTGCTCGCGATGCTGCGTCATCAGCATATATTTCATGTGGTCATAGCCTAAAGGGCGCCACTCCCGCTGCGTGTCCTCGTCATAATCAATAACCTGCTTCTCTTTCACTGGCTCCGGCGCGTCCGGCGTAGCCACAGCTGCACGCTTCAGCTCTCGGCGCAGCAGCCCAGTAATGTTCTCTGCCTTGACCTTCGCAGGCAGCTGGTCGCCCAAGTCCCAGCCATCAGGAAACGCAGGGCTCAACCCGACAATCGAAACCGGAACCGCATGGCGTGCCAGAATATTCTGAATCTCAATCGCCGCTTGCGCTCCAGCCCCATCATTGTCCGGCCAGACAACAACTCTATGCCCCTCCAGAATGTCCCAGCTCGTCTGATCCACAGCGTTCGCGCCGCCCTGCCATGTCGTAACAATCCAGCCTTCCGGCAGATACTGCGGCGCTGCATCCGCAGCCTTCTCGCCCTCGACAATCAGCACAGGCGCGTTCGGCGCAGACGCAATCATGTCGCTGTTATACAGCGGACGCTGCGGCCCAAAGCCAGCCGTGATAAACTTCTTCCCGTCCCAGACTATCGGTCGGATTTCCTTGCGCTTACCTTCAGGGTTCCAACGTGCCACCGCACCAAAGGCAGAGCCATCAGCAATGCGGTATATCCACATCGAGTCCGGCTCACCACCAAGCGCAGCCTTCAGCTTCGATGGAACCTCAATCGGCTCCGGCATCGGCGTGACTATGCTCGGTGTGTCGGTTATGTCTTCGGCCTTGACCGCCGTCAGGTCTATCTTACGCATGATTAATGCCCAGCATTTCTGCGAATCCTTTTAATGTTTCCTGCAAGCTATCCCCGAATAGCCTCATAGACAGGTCGATCATGTCGCCATGCTCTCCGGTCGCGAAGTCTTTCCAACGCCCAGTGCTAAGGGAAACCCCCAGCGAAGCGTTGCGATCATTGCGCCACGGCGCACTGCAAACAAACCACCCGCCCTGCCGCTTGCCATCCGGCAACCAAGCCTTGCACAGTGCTTCGATATGTGTGGAACTCAAGCGATCCTTTATGTCGCTTATAGATATTGACCGGGGATTGACGGCCTTGCCAGAGGGGGGGAAAGGGGCCCGCGCACTGGAAGCTATGTGGTTTTTAGGCGAGCCTTGGACATCGCCACATTTCCCGGTCATGTTCTTAATACCTTTCTAAAATCGCGCCGTCAAACGCACAAACACCAATGCTGGCACAGCAAAACGAAACTGACAAGCCCTAACCTTCGCTGTCGTAAACGCCGCCAATGAAACTGTATCGATGAAACCGGATCGGGATCGCCTCTAAGCGATACACCTTACCCGCTGCATCCTTCCATTTCCCGTGCTTGTCCAGCCGAATACGGAACGTCAATGCCGTCGGATCAGGTGCTATCGTCCACTCCTGCTCATCCTCGTTCGTGCAGTGGCCCATGATCATGGCCGGACGCCAACCTTTCTTCAGGTCGGCAATCATCTCCCGAATCACAAACTCGTGTCCGCTTATGTGTTCCACTACCTCGAAGGGAAGAGTCCCCTTCTCCTCATAGCGGTTCGCATACTCCAACATTACGCAGCCTCGCCCAGCCTCGCACGCACCGCCTGCCTAAGCATTAGCGGCGTGAAGCCCCAGACCTTCGCCGCTGCGCTATACTGCGTCACCAGCTCTTTGATCTCGCCATCGATCTCCTGCAGCTTGCGCGCCGCCCTATCACGTTCTTTAAATGCCTTGCGTGCCTTCAGGATTATTTCATGGTCAGTCATTATATCAGCTCCAAAATCTCTGGCTTGTCCGTGCAATCCGCGACTACCTCGTCAGGGTCATTCCCATAGACAAAATAAATCGCCCCGATCCTCTTCCCGTCAGCGTTCGCCACATACAACCACTCTTCGTCGCAGTGTCCCAGCCCAGCCATAACTTCTTCTAGGTCATCGCTATGCAGGACAGGAGACTCCTCGCCGTCAAATGCTGTCAACAGGTAGCCCTTGTCCAGAGCGCGCCCTACTATCTGTTTCACCACGAAACGCTCTTCCGTGTTCATCGTTCGACTCCATTGCACCGATCTAAAACCGCATCGCAAAGACGCAGCGCCATATCTACTCCCTCCAGCCTGAATTCCTCGGACGACCAATTAGTTTCCTCAAGGTGCCACTTGCAGAATATCAGCGCAGCATAAAGGCTATCCGAATTTTCACGAACCCTCTGCTTTTGTTGCATCTCACTGATTATGCGGTTAAAATTCTCTTCCGTGTTCATCTCTTCCTCCTCGGCTCTCTCAATCCATACTCAACCAGCGTGTCAAACGCCGTGTAATAGTCATCCCACAGCGACGGATCGATGTGCGGACTGTCATCGCCGTAAACGTGCTCATCAATCGAATTGACGATCAAATCCAACACAGTCAGCAGTTCTTCTGCGTCTGCTTCGTCCAGCTCCTTCATCATCTCTCTCCTGCAAATGCTTCAAGCGTATCAAGTTCTTCCAACATGGCCCTCATGCCTTCACGCAAAAGGGAAAACGAGCCTTCCTCTGCAATGATCTGGCGCAACTTATCGTCGATCATGTCAAAGAATTGAGCGGAATCCGTAAACGCCTCCTGAAACCGATAGACGTTCGTATCCACCTTGCTTGCGACCTCGGCCTGAACCATCTTCTCGATCTGCGGACGCAGCACAAACATAATGCTCTCCGCGATAGGCGCTCGGTTCAAACGATACAGTGCCAGAAAATCATCCCTCTCCATCATCGCCCTCCTCCAGAGCCATCGCCCACAATATCTCTTCCTTGCTGATCGACTTCAGCAAATCCTTCAGCTTCACCCGTGCGTCCAGCTCGTCACTCGCCATCACGGAAAATGCCAGCGTGAAATTAAAAACCTTCATGTGCTATCTCCAAGCTCGTCACCATGTCCGCAATGTCGCAGCCCAATTCCAGTGTCTCGTCCCGCGTCAAATCCCGCTCGTCATTCCATTCCAGCGTTGCCCAAGGCTTTACGACATCACCATTGGGCAGAACCCAGCCGCGCCCACCTGTCATGTCCATTGACGCACTGCCATCAGGCAGGGTCAGCGTTACTTCCAGCGTCATATTAACAACCATGTCAGTATGCCTTCCCGTTTCTATACTCGATTGTCGTTACCTCGCTGTCGCGCTCGTCAATCACAGTCCACAGCCTGTCGTCCTCCTTGCTCAACGTAAGCGCAGCCCACATCGCGTGCGAACCATACCTAAACCGCGCAATCTCCTTGCAATCCAGCTCCAGCCTTACGTTCATGCTTCTACCTCCCTAAAAAATGCTTCCCAGTCCTCGCGGTTCACCCTGATCCACAGATAATCTTCAAATTCTTCCATCACATCGGCGTTTTCCAGCACATCGAAGGCCAGCGACACTTTATCCCAGTCAGCCATTATCGATCTCCTGCAAAATCCGCCCGACCTCGGCCACGAAGTCATCCGTCACCCGTCCAAAGTGCGCGTAGTTAAACACCAAGCTCTCCAGCGCGATATACATCCGCGCATAGTTCTTCTCCATCACCAGCAGCCGCGTCAGGTTCGCTACGCTGTCGTCATACAGCTCGCCTTCATTGTTTACGGCGTTGCCCATCAGCACACATTTGCTACTCTGCAGCAGCTCCCGCACTGTGCGGAATATATCGTCAGCCATCATCCCACTCCTCAAACGCAAACGCGAAACAATCGCGTAGCTCTTCATCCTCGCAATCCTCAATCGGTGTAGTCGCCTCAACACCCGCGCCATAGCGCCCAATGAAGTCAAAGCCCGTCTCGCAATACATCGCCGCCACAGCCAGCCCCTGTTCCTCGGCATAGCGATACGCCTCAACAGGTGGCGACCATGCGCTATCGAAACGAAACGTCACGCTCTCGCCCTCGTCGTCAATGTCAACGTCCTTAACGTCCCATTTCGTCCCCCAGTGCTCAACGCTCCAGTCATACCAATTATTCGAGCCATGCTCCTCGCGCTCGGCGCTGCCCACATTCCCCCGAAAGACGCTCTCCGGCATCGGGCAGATCGTGTTCAACAGCTCCCCCTTGCCAGCGCCCTCAATCAGCGCGTCCAGCTTCTCTCTCGGCCCCGTAAACGTAACCACATTTTCACACCAATTCGGCATCATCCCTCTCCCTTAACAACAGTCACAATCAGCCAGCACCACACCATTGCGGCAAAGCTCCACAGCTGGCCGATAGTCCTCAATCATATGCTCCGCTATCTCGCGCCAATTCACATCGGCCAAGAAAGCCAGCGCATAATCCAGCGCCCAGCCCTCCGCCTGCGCTCCAATCGTCTCCGATGCCATCTCCAGCAAATACTGCCCCAGATCGTAAGCATCCAAGTCATTGTCGCTGCAATAGTCGCCATCGAACATCTCCAGACGCACCCGCCATGTCGCGTAATTCGTCCAGCCATTGTAAGTGTTATCGGTCATCTCAATTTCCCTCCACAGCTTTAACAATTTCAGCGATAACGTCTGCAGTCGCGGAACCAGCCTCAAAGCCGCAATAGCCATCGTCCTGCAGCTTGTTATGCAGCGCACCAATCAGCAGATACATAAGCCCCGCCTGTTCAATCTTGCGCTTATCCCGCGCCCCGCCCTCGATGACGTTGCAAACGTCCGGTTCAAAATCCTTGTTCATCATGCCTCTCCCTTCGCCTTCGCAATCACCGCATGGGCTTTGGCGCTCATTTCATCCAGCAACGCGCCCATATCGTCGCAATCGTCATCCCGCATCTGCGCTTGCCACCATTCCAGCGCCGCCAGCATATCAGGTGCAGCCGCTATCAATCGCGCATGGGCCTCGGCCTCGCGCCAATTCACCCCATAAGAGCCGCCGCAATGGGCACGGGCAACATTGCGCCCCCGTGCGTCCATCACTTCCGTTTCATTCCCAGCGTTCAATCTCCAGCTCATCACGAAACCCTCCCAACAATCCGGCACCAGCTTGCACCAGTCCTGTCCAAATAATGCCGCGCCTTGTGTCGCGTATCAAAACCACCCTCGGTATAGGGCAGGGGACGAATCCCCTGCGCCGTTGTCTGGATTATATAATAACGCATCACGCCGCCTCCTTCGTAACGTAACGCTTCACAACGTCCCATGCCGATGCAACCTGCTCGGCGGGGAAGTATTCGGGGAAGCTAACGACAACACACTGCGCCGCGCAATCCTCCTCAAACCATTGCGACGAACCCGACCAGTAAGCCGCATAATCTTTCATCTCTTTGCTGATACGCGGCAACAATTCACGGGCAACCCAGATGCCGCCGTGCGATGCAGTCGAAACATAAATGATACCCTCGGCAATGACTTCTTCGTCCTGCACGATGCCCCAAGGGGAAGACTTTCCATTCAACGTAAACGTCATTTCAAATAACCTTTCCTATATCAATCGGCTGCAACGTCACACTGCAACCTAACGCCAGTCATACTTCAACGCATTTGCGTATGTCAACACACAATCGACAACAAAATCGTCATCATCAAATTAAACCGATAAAATACCAAAATGTCACGCTTTTGCCTAAAAATGTCACGGATAGCGTGACAAATAAGTTATTGATATATAACGGAAATAATAGGGCCGAATCGGACGTGTGACAAGTTTGTGACAAGCAAGTCGTTGATATATCAGGATAATCCCAAAAATGTCACGGATTTACCGAAAATATATCCCTATATATACTCTCTTACCCATGTATACAGTTGTATACATTTTTATTTCCACGGGGTTATATATATAAATAAATCATGACATTTAGAAATATATATAAGAAAAGGGCGGTTTTCTGCGGCTCTCCAGTGTCACACCGACTGTGACAAAATCGGGAAGTGCGTGACAAATCACCCTCAAACCCGCAGAAATCAGCCGTTTTTTCTGTGACATTGCGGAAAATGCGTGATTGGCGGACATATTCAGCCGATTGCCAACAGCGTCAGCAGGGTGGGCAAAAAAAAGGGAAGCCGAAGCTCCCCTGATTCGTTCGATGGTTCCCCTGCTTCAGCTGTAAATCAGGTTCGGACATGGCGGCATGGTGTCCCACATGGTGCGCCATGAATCCGAATAGGTGGGAGCCTGTCCGATACGCATCCATGAAGCACCATAGGAGCCATGCTCAACGCTTTGCTTGCTGTATCGGGTATCGATGCCTAGCCATAGGTCTTTGATACGCTCCTGCGCCTCCTGTGGCGCTTCACGGGCGCGGGTGGAAAGCTCGATCATAACCTCCTCTAGGTTGTCGCCTTCCACCGATAGCGGTCGATACTTGCCCAGAAAATAGATTGTGCCGATATAGTGGCTCATGCTGCTGACTCCTCGAATAGATGGTCGGCAGGTTGCCCATGCCGGAAGTAATTGGGTTCGGATCCCTCGCGCTCGACGCGCACGAAGCGTTCGTAGTTATCCGCCTTGCTGACGCGCAGCGCATAGTCACGCGCATCCTCGAACCAGCGAAAGGCTGCGCGGTCGTTCCATTGACCAAAGAAGCCAGCTTCTCGAACGCTCACGATGTAGTGCAGCGCGCTCATGCTTTTACCTTCCGGACGATCAGGCGCACGTCATATGCGCGATAAGAATGAGCCGAGCTTTGTTCGAGAAATTCGGCCTCTTGCTTCGCGGCCTCCCGATTATCTCGGTAATCCAGCTCTTCCCCGTCGCGGGGATCGATTATTGCATAAATCATAATTCATTTTCCTTTCGCGGCCTATCTCGTCAGGGGCAAGCGGCCAGCCAATGCCCGACGCCCGAAGGCGTTTCGATAGTTATTTCCCTTCGATGGTGAGCTTCATTGCGTAAATCACTAGGAACAGAACTCCCCAAAAAAACGATATCACGGCGATGTGGGATAGGTAGGCAATCATGCGATGCGCTCCGCGTCCAGCTGGCAGGCCTGAATGAACCTGTGCCGATCGAACCTTGGGTTGTCCTGCCGCAGCTGCTCTGCCAGCCTATGCGATAGGGTGTGAAGCGCGGCCCGTTCACCTGCCAGCATTACAATGCCAGCCTGTGATTCGGTGGCAAATTGCTCGTTGGCGATGTCGCGGCTAAATTGCGCGATGGTGTCGGCGATTAATACATAATCCTTGCGTGTCATATTCAAGCTCCAGTCATTGCATAAAGGTTGGCGGTAATCACGATTAGGGCGAACAGGCCCAAGCGGATCGCTAGGTGGATTTGCGTGTCGGTCATTAGTTGAGGCCTTTCATGTAAGCGCCAGTGTGAAGCGCGTCCTCTGCATCGCTGGTATAGTAGGCAATGGCCTCCTCCCGTTTCGCGTCTAGGTTCGGGAGCGTCACCCGATACTCTTCCCAATCCTTGCTATAGGTAGCCTTGCATCCCATTGCGGTCAGCTGCGCTAGTGTCTGTTTGATACTCATGGTTACATTCCTCCCAAGATAATGATTGCTAACAATGCTTTGAATGTGAGAGCCGCGAAGGCTATCGCGTGCATGGTGAAGTCTAGGTCGGTGCGTGTCATTCGGTGGTTCCTTTCCTGTGATTACTTTCCCCGTAAATAATAGCGTCAACAGATATGTCAATGCACATAATCAACATTAGCATCATCATCTCACCGCAATATAACATCAGCCTATCGCGCAGGGTGAAATGCTTTTGCGTGCGCGGCGGGAGCGATGCCTTGCCCTGCCCGATGCCAGACGGGCTTGCGTCCAGCTGCAGCCAGACACCCCCACCCACCCACTTTTGGCCGCGCAGGCGGACAACATACTAGTATACACTCACCCTCACCCACATTTCGCGCCAAAACGTTTGACCTTGTTTTCTACCCCCCTACCCCCGATAATGACCCCCTTTGTTTATATTGGCGGATCCAAAAAAATTTATATATTGTTTTAATGTCGTTGATGATTATAGAGGATGGATATGGATTGGGATGATGACGGATTTGGGTTAGACTCGTTGATCAGCAGCGAGGATGCTGCGATTGCGATGCGTGAGGACCGTGATTTGGTTTTTGCGCGTGAGTATGTGCGTCTGAAGGCTTTGAAGTCGAAGAACGCTGCTGAGTTGGCGTGTGTTCGCGCTGGGATTACGAATCCTGAGTATCACATCAAGGTAGTTGCGGAGCGGCAGTTGGCCCGTCCTGAGGTTCAGCGCTTGATTGAGGAGGCTGAGTCTTCTGGGATACTGATTGAGCGGACGGAGTACACGCGGGATTTGTTTCTGGATGAGTTGCAGGCGGTGCATGAGCGGGCGTTGGACGCGAAGAACTTCACGAGTGCTATTAGTGCGGTGAAGACGCAGGCTCAGTTGCTAGGGTTTATGGATCAGACGGTGAATATCAATCACACGGTGACGGCGAAGGATCTGGATTTGCAGACGCTGCGTGCGATGGTTGCGGATAGGGCGAAGCCGGCGATGGTTATTGAAGCTGAATATAGGGAGATAAGTGATGGATGATTTTAACTGGGTAAAGATGAGGTTTGGCTCTCAGCAGATGGTGAACGTGGAAGATTTGATCCTCGTGATGCAAGGTGATCCTCTGATGAAGTTGACGGATGATCAGTGGGAGCAAGCAAAAGAGTGCTGCGCTGAAGTGATGGGAGAGTTCTTGATTCTGCGCCGTGAGGCGGCAGGTCTGGAAAGCAATCTGCAGTTTTATGTTACCAGACACAACGAGCTTGAAAGGCACTTTCTTCAGACGCATGGGTTTGCAGAGTACAGAGCTTTTAGGAAAGAAATGGACGAGCAGCGTGCTGAAGATGCGCGTAAAAATAAACCCGCATCTAAACCCGCATCTAAATCCGCATATAAAACGCATATGTGGATTAAAGGAGATAAGTGATGCGAAAGAGTGACTTAGAGTTACGAGATTGGTACGCTGGCTTGGCGATGCAGGCGTGGTTGGCGCATGACCTGAGAGAGTATAATGTTGACGATGATGATATTGCTGAAATATCCGCAGTTGCATTTAAGGTGGCGAATTCGATGATGGGTACGCGCGAAAGCGTAATCAGCGAAGACGCTGAATAATGGCTGATGATGGCGCTAAAAATATGCGGCGCATTGAGCGCGGGTTGCACTGGGCTATAGGCCGCTATGTGGTTGCCGAAGTACGCACGGTTGAGGGCGGAGATGGGCGATATAAAGAGACTTGGACGCGCAGCCTGTTTCCGAAGGACCAGAGCCGTCCGATGCACCGCCGCCACCCGACGGGCTATGATATGGAAACGGGCAAGGTAAATGGTTCTATTTCGCCGAGCTGTTCGTTTTACAGCGCGTTGTGTAAATATGGCGAGTTTACGTGGGGCAGGGCTGAATGAACGATAACCTGACGATGGACGATTTGCTTGCGGAGCTGGTGGCCCGCGAGGAGGCGATGGCATCGTTTGCTGCGTATATTGAGTATGTGAGTGGTTTGAAGCCGCCGCCGCATTTGAAGCTGATCTGTGACAAGCTGGATGAGGTTGCGCAGGGTAAGATCCAGCGTCTGATGATTTCGATGCCACCGGGTCATGGTAAGTCGTTTGCCGCGTCGCATTACTTCCCGGCCTATTACTTGGCGAAGAACCCGACGAAGAACGTGATTTTTGCGACGCACAAGCAGGAGCTGTCGGATTCGTTTGGTCTGAAGGTTCGTAACGTGATCAAGAGCGACGAGCATCGGCGGTTATTCCCGGATGTGGGGATTAGCGCGGACAAGACGGCTGCTGGCGAGTGGATGACGACACAGGCTGGTGGTTATCACGCGACAGCGGTTGGTGCGAACGTGACTGGCCGGCGCGGAGATATATTGATTGGGGACGATTTGCTGTCGGGTATTCAGGCGGCTGAGTCGGACAGTGAGCGGAATAAGTTATGGGCATGGTACGGCGCGGATTTTTTCACGCGCCGTAAGAACAAGGACACGCCGATCATCCTGATTGGGACGCGCTGGCATTTGGGTGACCACATGGGTCGCTTGGATCAGGGCGAACGGGATGGTGAGGGCGAGAAGTGGGAGCGGGTAATTTTGCCTGCGCTGGCGGTGGATAACGACATTTTGGGGCGAGAGCCCGGAGATGCACTGTGGCCGGAACAGTTCCCGAAAGAGGAACTGGAGAAGATCCGCCGCCAGCCTTCCACGACGAGCCGTATCTGGTCGTCGCTGTATCAGCAGAATCCGGTTGTGGATGATGGTGGTATCATCGATCAGACGTGGTTTAAGTGGTGGCGCTCCCCTGATCCGCCGGAGGTAAAGTACGTTATACAGGCGTGGGATACGGCGCTGACGGCGAACAAGACATCGGCGTATAGCGCGTCCACGACGTGGGGCGTGTTTGACGACGATAACGATATACCGAACCTGATCCTGTTGTCGGTGTGGCGCGACCGGGCTGAGTGGCCGATACTGCGGCGCATGGTGCAGCGGATGGCGACGGATTACCGGGACGATAACTATCGCACGCCCATCAAGGTATCGAAGAACCGCAGGCCCGATACGGTGCTGGTGGAGGCGAAGGCGAACGGCCAGATGCTGATACAGGATTTGGGCCGTGCGGGAATTGTTGCAACGCCGTTTAATCCTGATAAGTTTGGTGATAAGATCGCACGCGTTCGATTGGTGACTGACTTGATTGAAAATGGTAGGGTGTGGCTACCGGCGATGAAGCCGTCATATGATGAGTTGAGGCCGTGGGCGCGTGACTTTATGGAGCAGTGCGTGCAGTTTCCTGCAGCGGACTCTAGGGACTGGGTTGATACGATGACTATGGCATTCTTGCGGGTTAAGCAGTCTGGTTGGGTACACAATACGGAGAATCCGTATGAAGAGGTATATGACGTACCGCTTGAACGCGCATCGTTTTATTGATAGGAGGCATAATGGCCCGCAAACCGATGACACTCGCAGACACACTACGCCCTCAGTTTGAGGGCATTGGTGGTGTCGATGTTGATATGCCTGAGGGCGAATCAGAATACGAAATTGAAATGAACGGCCCTGAGATGGTCGATGGCGCTGAGATCACCGAATTGGATGATGGCGGCGTTGAGATTGATTTCGATCCTGCGGAAGACGAAGAAGAAGAAATCACGCACGAATCGAACCTTGCGCTGTACATGGACGACATGGACCTGAATGGTCTGGGCGAGATGTTGCTCGGAGGCGTTGAGGAAGATAAGCAGAGCCGCAGCGAGTGGGAAACCACGATGTCTGAGGGCATCAAGCTGATGGGCCTGAAGATCGAAGACCGCCAGACGCCGTTCAAGGGCGCGTGCGGCGTTTACGATCCGCTCTTGGCTGAGGCTGTGGTGC